AACCCACCGAAGTGGGTTTTTTGCTTGGATTGCTCTCGGATTAGGAGAACGACAGGTTCGAAACAGCGATCTCACCCAGATAGTCAGCTGCGTTACCGAAGCTGCTTGCTGTGTTTGTAAGTTCGATGTAACCATAACGAGTCATAAATGACACGACTGGTTCGAATGTTGTTGGATCCAGAACAACACCGCTTGACATTAAAGGAATGTATGGGCAGTAGAATGCTGCTGCATCTGCTTCCGAAGAACCTTTGTAACCAACCAGCACAGGTGTAGTGTCAGCAGCGTAGCTGTCAACAAACACACGCATTGCGCCGTTTAGTGTACCAACAAACTTAGTGTTGGTAGGTGCTTCAAATGTACCTTCAGTAGTACGTGCAAAAGCTGAAGTTGTTGCTGACTGCAGAACAGTCAATGCTGCTGAAGAAACAACAGCCCAGTTACCAGCGCCACGACGTGTACGCTGAGCGATCAAGTTAGCAACACGGTTGATCAGAACTGCCAAAGCGGCGTGTTCGTCACCAACGAATGTAGCTGTACCAGATACAGTAGCTTGGTTGTATGTAAACTCAGTTGCTGCAAGAGTGCGCAGGCTCAACAGGATTTCTTGGTCAATTTCAGCTGTAATTTCTTGAGCCAAAGCTGCCATGATTTCTGCTTCTACATCAATACCGTGCATTGCTTGTGCGTCTTGAGCTGCTTCAAAAGTCCAGCGAGCTTGCAACTTACGTGTTTTAGCTTCAACAGCTTGCTTCAGGATCTGAACGCTGATGTTACGACCACCAGAACCTTCAAGAACCGAAGTGTCAGCACCAGTGTAACGTGTCTGACTTGCGCCAGGAACGCCAGCAGATACTGTAGTTGCTGAAGAGTAAGCTGTTGCAATCTTGAATGGTGACAGTGCTTCATCGCCAGCAACTGTTGAGGTTGCAGCAGCAGAAGTGTCATTCATTGTGCTTGCATAGCGAACACGCAGAGTGTGGATTTGACCAACTGGACCGGTCATTGGCTGAACGCCAACCAGTTCGTTAGCAATAACTGTTGGCATCACACGACGGATAACCGGCAGAATGACGCGATTCAGTGTTGCAACGTTACCAGAAGCTGTGCTACCAGCAGTTGCATTTTCTTTCAAATACTTACGTGTGTTCTCGAGGATAACACCCATGGTGCTACGACGTGAACCTTTAAGGCCTTCCATGAGAGCGTCTTTAGTTTCGTCCCAGCGGCTTTCAAGTAATTCTTGTGACATTTAAGTCTCCTTATATTTCTTATAGCCCAGCCAGTCTCTTGATGTCAATCACATTGCTACGATTTTCATCTTGAGCCGGAGCTTGCTTATCACCAGTTACTTCGCTAACACTTTCTGTAATCACTTTCTGGGCTTTTGCAGAACGGTTTTCGAGTACCGCTGGTAGATACTTTTCGAATGCGTTTTTCAGACGAGCTGTTTGTACGCTTTCGAGCAGATTCTTCATAATTTCTTGCTTCTCTTTGTTAAGAGGAGCAAGCAGGTCGCTTATAACGCTTTCACGTTCGTTGCTTTCCTGAATACGACGAATCTCTCTATTTTTGCTTTCGACGACCACACGGGCCTGCTCAGCAATCTGTACTGCCTTGGCGAGCTTAGAATTCTTCTCGGCGATTACACTGTTTAACTTACGTACTTCAGCGTTTTCATTGAGATGTGTTGCTCCAAATTCTGCTGCATAGGCTTCAAAAATACGACGACCAAAATTGTTCTCACGAGCAACTTTGATGTCTTCACGCAATTGGTGTAGTTCGGCCTTGAGATGCTTGGTAATGGCTTGAGTCATTTTCTGCGAAGATTCTTTGACAAATCTTGTTTTGAGTGATTCAAGTTTCACACGAGCGTCACGAACCAAGCGAACTTGTGTTTCCACAACTTTCTTCTTGTCTTGTGCGAACTCTGTGATTTCATTTGCAAGAGCACGAACAACGAAATTTTCTAGTTTTTCTAGGCTTTCGTTGTGAGTCTTGCGGTCTTTACGCAGTTCACCAATTTCTTCAGCAAGTTTTGTCACCATAAAGTTGTTGAACTTTGTAGCTGACTCTTTCATCTTGCCTTGGAACTTGACACGATCTTCTGCCAATGCTTGCTTTTCAGCAGACACAGCAGCGATCTCTGTTTGTAGACCTTCGGTTACCATGCGATCTAGGGCTTCAACCATCACGGATTTATCGTGTTCATAGCGTTGTGCAAATTCCTCGCGGAGTTCTGCACGTACCTGTTCTTTGGCTTCTGACAGCTTTGATTCCCAAGCTTCGTTGAGTTCTTTGCTGACATCTTCATTGATCAGGCCGCTATCTAGTAATGGTTTGATGGCATCTAACATTAGTAGATTCTCCTAAATCTTGAGATCTTTGATCAGGCGTTTGATTTCCTGTTTCAAATATCTCTGTACTTTGTCGTCCGTTCCAGCTTCTTTTGCAATCTCTAGCACTCTATGACCATACTTCATATTCATGAGACCTTCATAGACTGCTGTGGGGTATGCATTAGGTGCACTGGGTTGGGCAACTACATCAACAGTGACAATTTCAAAATCACTGACATGTCCTGTGTGATCGTTAACATTTCCGCTTCCACGGCTGCTAACGCCTAGTTTAACTCCAGAGTCAAGCATAGTTTTTACTAGCTGGCCCATTGGAGTTGGTAATATCTTTAGTTTTCCGTATCCGTCATCGCCGTCCATCCACATGTTTTGAATCATGTGGCTTACACGATCTAAGTTAATTTTTAGATCATCTGGATGATCAACTTCACCCAACACACTTTGTCCATTCTTAATTTGCTCGTTGATTGTACCGACTGCACGAGCGATTTCACGTGTTGGATAAACTCTTTCGTTGGCGTTGCGCTTGTTGCCTTGGATGCAGATACCTTTCATGTAGAGACTCTTGCCAGACCCATCCGGAGCGTCTTCATTGATCAGCTCAATCTGGGCCTGGTTAAAGTTTAGATGTTCTCTAAGGTATTTGCTCACGATTTATTAAGCCTTGCCAACTGGGCTCTTAGTATTAACACCAGTAGCTTGTGCTAGGTGTGGCTTGGTAGCTGGGCTCAGTTTAACACCTGAACGAGCAGGAGCATTTTGCACGTCACTGATCAGATCCTTGGTTGTAGGAGCTGGACGACCTTTTGCTTCTGTTCCAGTTGCATGCACTGGCTTTGATGCCATACCTGCTGCACCACTATTTGCTGCATATACAGCCTTCTTGTTGATACCGCCTTCTTCAGAAGTAGTTGGCTTTGGTGCAGCTTTGAGGCTGATAGCTTCCATCATGCCTTCTTCTTCGTCACCAAATTCAACTTCTTCTTCGTCGCCCATGTCGTCTTCGCCGTCAAGTTCAACATCAAGGGTTTCTTCGTCGCCCATGTCGCCCATGTCATCCATGCCCATGTCGTCGCCCATGTCATCGCCTTCGTTGCCCATGAGCTGTTCAAATTCAGCCATGAGTTCGTCAAGCTTGTCTTCAATATCCATTAATTTGTTTTCAACGTCAGCACCGCCTTCGTCGCCTTCGCCTTCCATGGACATACCTTCTTCTTCCATTTCAACGTCGTCAATCAGGTCGTCTGCGCTGTCGCCACCAAAAGACTCTTCAACATCTTCTTCTTCGGCTTCAGTAACTTCTTCTTCGTCATCTTCTTCGGCTGCTTCGGTGACTTCTTCGTCATCTTCTTCAGCATCCATTACTTCTTCTGCTTCCATCATTTCTTCGTAGATCTGGCGTGACTTTGCCACTACGATGTCATGAAATAATTCACGGGCTTTATCTTCCTCGTCGTTGATCACATACTCGATCAGTTGTTCGAAATTTTTACTCATTTGTATTGGCTCCTCATGGGGTTAAGTTTCATTTGTCCCCATTACGGGCAAATGTATAGATATATTTACGACAGAATTAGATTATTACCGGTTTATGGTGGTTTTTTTGTAAAAAATTTGTAATTTTTACAAAATTTTTCAATTACACCATTGGTTGTGCTGGAGGAGCGTATTGAGTACGAATATCTTTGAG